CATAGTTCTCGCGGATTTGAGTTTGAGTTACAATCTTCATTATACATTCTCCACAGTGAAGTATTCAGCAGTTAAACGAGTGACCTCGACTTGGGCAAACCCAGTTTCAGTCTCGCTAGAAGGAGTTAACAGGCGACAAACCTGCCCAATCTCCATCATTTCCGCGTCATCGAACATGTTTGCTATAACACCTTTGCTTAAAGTCATATTCTCTCTCTCTTTACTCGATTTCAGATACTATTATAACACACTGGTAGGCTATGTCAACCTTTATTTTCATCTTTTATGCATTATCTCGTGCGGGGCAAAAAGACTTCTTTCGATCAACAAGGTACTTCTCCATCACTATATCCATAGCTTGGGCAGTAATGTTCTCATCAACTATGATAGTATCGTATGCAGAAGGGTTGTTCACCGCAGCCAAAGACGGAGCAAATACATCACGATTTGGCTGATAGAAGTAGTTTTTGGTGAAGGTAATTGAATCTGCGTAATTGTAAGTTGACATATCTATTTCTCTCTCTCTTTACTCAATTTGTACAACTATTATAACACATCCATAGGCAAAGTCAACCTTTATTTGCATTTATTTGCATTTATTTTGCATATAAATAGTGCTATTATCACCTATTTTATGAGTATATCATGGCTAGAGCCAGTCGATTCTTTCTATTCCAACGCCAATCCGAGTTCTGGATAGTGGATGAGAATAGCCTCCAAGCAGTACCTAAGCCACGCGAGTTGATCATCAAGCTATCAACTGTCGAGGCTGTGCGCGATTATGTGATCCATTACAATAAGAAAGACTTACCCATAGTGGACAAATGCCGAGATAGGACTGGATGGCATACTCCTGAAGGTCGCGAAAGAATCAAGAAAGCCAAGCTCGGCAATAAGCATCCATCCAGAAAGAAGGGATGGACCGAAGAGCATAAACAGAAAATCAGTGATACTATGACCGGTACCAGAGTAGGAGAGTTTAATCCTATGTATGGTCGTAAACATAACGATGAGACAATCAAATTGATTAGGATGAAGGCTTTTCAACGTCCTAAAAGAAAATGGTGCGTTGAACCGAATGGCTCGCGGCACCTTGTATTACTTGAATTCAAACTTCCAGATGAATGGCAATGGGGCAGAGAATATGACCCATATCGCCCTAAGCCGCAGATTTCTTCTTAGTAACTCTCTTCTTCTTAGCTTTCTTAGCGACTGGCTTGTTGTAGTCAGTGATACCTAATGTGCCAAGTACCGCTTCCAGTTGTGGATATTCAGCTAACAACGTGCCATCTTTCATAGCAGTGAGAATGCTTGCCTCGCTTGGATGTACTGCTTCAAGTATCTGAACCCATACTGTCTCTCGTTGAGGCTGTTTCAAGTTATGGATATTGGCAGTGGGATCAAAGAATCCCTTGATTCTACGCCACTCTAGTTGAATGGTAGAATTGGACATTCCCGCAGGTATATCTTTCTCTAGCTTGACTGTGTTTGGCATACCCTCTGGTATGCCCCAATCGGCTTTGATAGCACCAACACCATGTCGTACCAATGGTACTAGTGACTGATTCGTACTTGCCCATTGCTTTAGCCGGTCGGCTTGTTCTGTAGAACTACTGACTGAGAACACCCAATCAAAACCCTCATTAGTTTGTCTAAATTTCATCATTTACTCCATTATTTATTTGGCTTACCTCAGTATTTATACTAGAAATCTTCAATGACATCCATCATACCAGTCAACTGCTTTGCCACGAAATAGCCAAATAAGTCTGCTCGACCCTTGCCTTGTTGTGCTTCATATGAGTCAACAATGCCATCTTTGATCTCTTGAGGAGTCATTGACAGGTCTACCAGTCTTTTGTTGCGCTTGTAGCCATGAGCCATCTCACCAGTCACCCATTCAGATGGCTGTTGCTTCTTCCACTCTTCTTTTAGAACAGTGCGAATAGGACGCTGTCTCTTAGACTCTGTAACAAAAGTGTCATCGTCTGACAACATGTTAGGCACACCATCACCTCTGTCGCCAATAATGATATGCTCCATCAGTACATTGTGAGCCGGTTCGGTGATCTTAATCATCTTCTTCTTGCCGGGGCTATACTGTGACACATTAGGAAACTTCTGCAACTGGGCAAAATCGTGATCACCAGATATAACTAGGAATGGTTCAGCAGATGCAAACAGCTTCCCTTCAGTACTTGCTGTCTGGCTATACTCTGCTAATGCACCAATCACATCATCAGCCTCAGCACCATGTATGTTAATCACAGGATAAGGCATGAACTCGTCAATCTCATCACGCACCATGTTCAATGCGTCAAATATGGATGACCAGTCTAATCCACTATCATCACGGCTCTTCTTACGACCCGCTTTGTAGTGTGGAAAGACTTCTCTGCGCCAATAGTGTCTATTATCACACGCAATTACTATCTCACCGAACTCTTTGCCATATCTGTTCTTATAGCTACGAATTGAGTTGAGTATCATGTGACGGATGAGTGGGACATTGATATCCACTGAGTTATCTTTACGATGACCTATCTCTGCCATGAAATTAGAAATGGAGACTTGACTATAATCAATAACAATCATATCGGTAATACTCCTGCTTCAACTTCGTCAGGATCAAAGCCCCAACGATATCCAAGATCGGGATAAAACACACCTTTAGAACGCTTGGGTACACCATCGGAGTCATAAGCTAGGGTTGTGCATGTCCACTGAGTTACGTTATCTGCATTGGCACCGTATCTGTCATCGATCCAGTCACCACTTCTGAGATACGCTTCCATGTGCCGAATGTAACCAGTGCATGATGCCGCTTTGGCTATTGCACCTTTATCACCAGCTTTAGCACCACGATTGAACTCGGTGAGGTATTCTTTCTGAGTCTTGATCCAGTCTCGGACGTTCTTCAGACTGAATGTCTCATCGTCATCTAGGGCGACAACTTTGGGTGCTATACCAGCATAGGTGGGAGGATTATCTCGTTGGCGCTTTTCTCTAGCCAGTTTGAGTCGTTCGCCAGCTTCGGCTCTCTGCTCTTCTGTCATAGGCTTGCGCTTCTTGCGTACTTTCTTAGTTTCTGGGCGAAACTCTGCGTACTTGTCTTTAGCCATGGTGAAATTCCTATTAGTTATTTGTTTACAGTATCTATGATAACAGGAATAACACCATTTGTCAAGAGGTTAAACTAAAGTTTTGATAGAGGATACTCTGATAGAACGCCAATCTTTCTTCTCAGTGTCAAATACAGTCAATGTGTCTTGATTGCGCTGAAGTGCCACTGCTTCATCTCCATAGATTTCTTTGAGGATACTGGGCTGTATCGTTGCTTCCATAACACGCTCTGTGCCATCGACTTTAGTGAATGTAACAGTGCGTACACCATTGCTTAGACTTTCAAGGTATGCTTCTTTACTCATAATATAATTCCCCTTCAGGATTTAACGCGGGCTCTTAGGTCGCTGGTTGAAAAACGATGATCTCGTTTATTAAAATATAGTGAGATACCTCTATCCTTACAGATTGTGGCACCGGTGAAGTCTTTTTCTCTATATTCTTCACCTAGTATTCTAACATTAATATCGTACATTGTCAAGATATCTTCTAAATCAATTTCATTGCCATATGGTATAATCTCATCCACATAGCGAACGGCATTTAACTGAGTGTATCGCTCTACTACTGTCTGAATTGGCTTGTTCTTATTTTTTCTATCAGTAGATGGGTCTACCTGCAACCCACATATTAGATAATCACATTGCGATTTTGCATCTCTGAGCATTTGCACATGTCCAGCATGAAGCAAATCAAAGGTACTGCATGTGAAGCCTGTAATCACTTGAGTATCAGCCCGCTAGTAAACTCACGGTATGCAGTAACTACGTCCTTATGGGCTTCAGCTATGAATACCACATTAGTAACGTAAAAGGTGCATTCATCAGCCTCTTCACCACTTGCCATGCTCAAACCACGTGCGAATCCCATTCCGGTTGAACCATGGACAACCATACGTGGATCTTTTAGTATGACCACATAAGTGTCTTCTCTTACGAATTTACCTATGAACTCACCGACGGTCGTTACTACCGATACTACATCATTTACTTCTGTTGCCATTATTATACTTCCTTCTTGTCTATTAGCCAACCTAGTTTATTTCTCAAATTCCGGTCGAGTCTCCCCAACTGGTCTATTTCCGTATCACTTAATACGGGTTCTGATTCAGCTACTACAACCTTCACAACCTCTGGGCTTGGTTCTGGTTTTGCGTCCATCATAAAATCTTCAACAGCTTCAGTAGCATCATCACCGAGAAAAGTCATCGACTCACCTCGCCTTTCCATCAGGCTCATGTTAGCTGATATGACTAGCAGTATAGCTAACGGATCAAACACTACTACAAGTAATAGTATCACGAATCGCACCGCTTTGTCAAGTAGTTCTTTGTCGGAATCACCATATATTAATTCAGCGATATATTTGATAGGTCCCACTTCAACTTCAATCACCAATTGTTCTGTCTCAAGCACTAATTTGCTTGACAGGAGCGTCTCCATTGCTTCACCAGCGTCATCAATAGATAAGTTGAGTGTCTGTCTCTCTAATGATTGTGACTGACGTACAGCCAGGGATCCTTCAGCCCCTCTTATTCTATCGTAGTTAATGAGCGTCTGTACAGCTTGGTCCAGCTGTCCGATAACTTGTTGAGCATCATCTACACGCCTTTGTTGTTGCGCTAGTCTGGCATCGATTCTAGCTATCTGGAGAGACTTATCACCCGTTATCACTGAGTGTTCTAAGTGTGCTTTGGACAGATATCCGTAGATTCCCATAGAGGTGATGATTGAGAGAATAATGACCGATGCAGTGAAATAGGTTCTGAGGAGAAATCCAGCTTTCTTCCAGTTTCTATAGAGCCATGATGCTGTGACTAACTTAGCAAGTTCTAATACAATGCCCATAGCCATGATGGGTATTTTGACTGCGGGGAATATAGCCATCAATCCAATAATGGAAAAATAACCCGCTACAGCAGATACTGATAGTGCAGATACAATTAATAATACTAGGAATATCATCTGGGACTCCACTTGATTGGTACGAATTCAGCGAGGTGACTTCTACGCAATCTGATATTCAACATATCATTCAGACATCGTGGATCTTCGCGGCACTGCCACTGTAGAAGAAGTTCCTGCATCTTAGCATAGGACTTCTTCTCATATTCCACCAGAGTATCTTTGATAAGATCACCTTCATATTCTAGTACGGCATTGCCACTACCAAAATACTTTTCATATTGTTTAAT